AAAATAAACCATATTTTAAAATTTTTAAAATCTGAAATTAAACAATTAAATTTATATTAATTATGAAAGTAGAAATACACGATTACAACATAGGTACACAGTCAGGCGATGCGCTTGTATTAGTGTACGGAGATACCACGAATTTTGATGATATAATTTTTGATGGAACTGTAAATTTCGAGTTTAAAGTTGATAAATACCAAACTGGCGACGGGTATATTACACCAATTGAAAATTGGATGGATATAGAAATTACGGACGTAGAATATTTTGATAATGAAAACCGACGTATAAAGCCGAAATACGATATACAGGAAGCGATAGAGTATAATTTAATTGAATTGATAAAGGATAAGGACAATGACTAAAGAAGAAAAAAACAATGTAACTAGATTAAGTGCCTTATGTAGCATTACGACTATCTACATACAAGGGTGCAAGAAGACCATTGAGGAAGCCAACACAAAGGTATTAAAGGAGCAATACAAATACGATACTTTGAGTTTGCCAAATAAAAAAGTAGTGGATAAAAAAATACAGGAAGCAATTAAAAATTTGCATCTTACGTTAAACACCACTACGCAAGTTTTAAATAGGATTGACAAATCAATTAGAGGCACTTTGTCCGATGAATTTGTTGAAGATTTAATTGACAAACTTGATGAGGTGTTAGGTAATATTGATTTAGATAAGGTTTTAAAAAATAAAAAATAACACCCCCGTTAACGATAGTTTAATTTCGTTAACAAATAGCTATTAATTTAAAAAAAATTTAAAAATGGAAAAATTATTAAAAAGGTTTAAATCAAAAGAAGATTTTGAAAAGTTCAGTAAAATACTTTCTGAAAGAATGAAAGAAAATAATCCAATATCAGACAGACCAATGATTGATGGGATGGTAATTGGTTTTATATTAACTACGAGATTTGCAAAAGATTTATTCTTGCAGAATGATATAGGAAGAGTTTTAGATGGAACTATCCAAAAATTAGAACAAATAGTTATTTGGTGTACAAATAATGAAGATGAACTATGTCGTCTTATATAATGGCACATAACAATATATAACCTATGAAAAAAGAATATGATTAAAAAATACAGAATATGGGCAATTATTTACTTGCTATTTGCGTTGGATTTTTTTATTGCTTCAAAACCTGAAAACAAAACAACAACTTGTGTGTTTTGGCTTACCCTTGTTGTATTTCAAATATGGTACGAAATTATAAAAAGAAGCGATAAGTAATTGTTATTACAGTAACAATATAATAGTTTTAATTTAATAATAAAAAATTATGAAAAAAGTAAAACAAGAACACAAGCAATTTGAAATCGAAAAATTGCAAATTATGCTAAATGCAGTAGGATTTAACTTTGATTATCAAAAAGTGGATTTAATTTCACGAACTTTAAAAGTAAACAAGTCTAAAGCAACCATTAAAGATGCTTGGGATGTTCGTAGGGAATGGGAAAAACATTATGAGAATCAGGATTTATACGTGGAAATTTAAAGTAGAAATAAAAATGAAAAAAGAAATACTTATATTCCTATATGGACTATTAATCGGTTTATTTATTAACATTATAGTTGACTTGATAATATTATGAGAATATTAATCTACTACGCACTATTTAAGTGTTTATTAACTTATTTGGAAATAAAGCATAAAATCCGTAAATTTGTAACGTTTTGTTTTAATTGTTAGGGAGCTGGGGGGTTGCATTTCGTTCTTTTCGCATAGTTCAACTTTTAATAATTTTAAACTTTTAAAATTGCACCCCCCTAGTTACTAACAAAAACTAAATTTATAACAATGGAAAAAACAAAAAAAATAATCGGACAATCAATTTACATTATATTACTGGTAATATTTTATATCGTTTGGACTTTAGATCGTACTTTGCACGTGATATTACCGCACCGCCAACACGAAAATTTTAAAGTGTGGGTTAAAAATCACACGGCAGTAGGCAATAGCTTTTTAAGGCTGTTGTTTTTTGCGTTTATTTATGGCTTGTATAATGTTGTTAAATTAATATTTGGATAGTATGAAAATGGAAATAGTTAAAATAACAGAGGTAAAAAACAATCCAAATAATCCTAGAGTAATAAAAGACGATAAATTTCAAAAACTTGTAAGGAGTATTAAAGAGTTTCCGAAAATGCTAGAAATTCGTCCGATAGTGGTTAATGATGATATGATAGTGTTAGGTGGAAATATGCGTTTAAAAGCGTGTAAAGAAGCTGGATTGAAAGAAGTGCCGATAATCAAAGCGGATGACCTTACAGAGGATGAACAAAGGCAGTTTATTATAAAGGACAATATTAGTGGTGGCGAATGGGATTTTGAAACGTTAGAAAGTGAATGGGATGTTGAGCAACTTGAGGAGTGGGGACTTGATATGCCTGTAAAAAAAGAAGAGAAAGAAGAGGGTGAAATTATTTTTAGCAATGAATTAGATTTTGAAAGCAATTACATTGTTTTAAAATTTTCAAAAGATATTGATTTTTTGAATATTCAAACAATATTAAATTTAGAGTCAACTTATTCAAAAAGAGCAAATGGTAAACCATGGAGCAAAGGAATTGGAAGAGTTGTTGATGGGGTTGATGCAATTTTAAAATTTAAAGAGTCATGAAAATAGGATATTTTGCTCCGTCTTATAAAAGACCTGAAAAATCAAAGACACAAAAATTATTTCCTTTTGTTAAAATTGTAGTAAAGGAAGGCGAAGCAGACGAGTATATAAAAAACGGAAATGATGTTTTAATTTGCCCAGATAGTGCTCAAGGAAATTTATGCAGAGTTAGAAATTGGATTTTAGATGAGCAATTAAAAAATTTTGATGCAGTTGTATTATTAGATGATGACTATAACAAAATAATTCGTTGGGATAAACAAAAACAAATAACTTTAAATGCAAATCAATTGCAAGAAGTTTGTGAGGAAATAGCAATTTTGTGTAATGATTTTGAGTTTAAATTTTTTGGGTTAAATTGTGTAACAGATAAAGGAGCATACAGAGAACATACACCATTTGCAACAAATTCATATATTGGAGGACCATTTCAAGGATTTTTAAAAGATTGTGAATTAAGATATGATGAGAATTTAAATTTAAAAGAAGATTATGACATGACTTTGCAAAACCTACATAAGTATAAAGGTTGTTTAAGAGTTAATTTTATGAGTTATGATGTTAAACAAGCAAAACAAGCTGGAGGATGTGCAGCTCAAAGAAATAGTAAAGAGGAGGAGAGGCAATTCGAATTATTACAAAAAAAATGGGGAAATAAAATTATACAAAAAGATAATAGCAGTAAAAGGAGTTTTGATTTTAATCCAATAATGAAATCACCAATTAAAGGAGTATAAAATGACATATGATAGAAAAAAAACAGTTATAAGAGTTAATAAATTGAAAAATATTTAAAAATAATTTTATATAAATAAATAAATTATTATTTTTATAATAAACAATAAAACAATTGAAACTATGGAAACTTTATCACTTTATGAATTAAAAAAAATTCAAACAAATTTTAAAAATGAACAAATAGACAGCCCAGAAAAGGCTTCTGATTTTATAAGACAATTTTACGGTGATGATTTAGAAATATTTGAAAGCTTTTTTATTTTACTTTTAAATCAAGCACAAAACACAATAGGATATGCTAAAATATCTCAAGGAGGGATTGTTGGAACAGTTGTTGATTTTAGATTAGTTGCTAAATACGCAATTGAAAGCCTTGCTGTAAATGTAATTATAGCACATAACCACCCTAGTGGGAATTTAACACCTAGCCCACAAGATTTGGCAATTACTGAAAAAATTAAAAAAGGTTTAGATGTATTCGATATAAGGTTAAATGACCATATTATATTAACAAAAGATGGGTTTACCTCTTTTTCAAATAAAGGAATTTTATAATGGCATACGACAAGAAAAAAATATACGAACAGGCAAAGGAGGTAATTGTAAAACATAAGCTATTTTTTATTGAAGATATTGTAGCTTTTTTACCATGTGATAAAACAACTTTTTATAGATTTTTTGATATTAATTCCAACGAATACAACGAGCTAAAAGAATTATTAGAAACAAACCGTACAGAATTAAAAGTGTCTATGCGTTCAAAATGGTATAAATCCAACAGCCCAGCTTTGCAAATGGCTTTAATGAAGTTAATCGGTAATCAGGAAGAGTTAAGGAGGTTATCAATGCAACATATCGAGCAAAAACAAACCAACATTGATTTATCTGGGTTAACAACTGAGGAAATTAAGGATTTACTAAATGAATAAAAAAGAGGCTATAAAGGAACTACTAAGAGCGGAACTCTCAAGAAGAAATTTTTGGGAGTTTTGCTTATTTTACGAACCTGATTTCTTCAAGAAAAGAGCCTTTTTAAAAGTTGTTGCTGATGCTTTTCAAGAGATTGAGGAGGGAAAAATAAACAGCCTATCGGTATCAATGCCACCGAGAGCAGGTAAATCGTATATGACCACCTTGTTTTGTGCGTGGACTTTAGGCAGAAACCCACA